ATGGCTTACGCAGGCACGATCAGCCCGCCCCGCGCTCGCATCCCGCGCCTAGGGTTCCAGATCAAGGTGACGCGCGAGAAGGGCACGGGCGGCGGTGCCCCCGATCCAGAGGACAAGCGGAGCATGTTCCGCCGGCTTTGGGACGGCCTGCGCAATCTGGTGAAGGTGCGGGTGAGGTGACCTTCACCGAGGATGCAGCGCGCTTCACCGCGGCGCTGGAAGATCTTGGCTTCACGCAGGCGAGCTTCTGCCGGTTCCTGATGGACCATGGCGATCCCAGGAAGCTCCCTGCCCTGCAGCGTCAGATCGGGCGCTTCTCGCGGGGAGAGAGGTCAGTCAGCGGCGAGATGTGGGTGCTGCTGGGTCTGCTGAAGCGGCAGAAGGGCCGAGAGCAGGAATGAGAAACCGGCCGGCAGGTCTCCCCACCAGGCGGCGTTAAAAAACCGAACCGTAATTAGGTCAGAGGGTTCGGCCGTATCTCGTGCTGTAGGCCGAGTTCGAAACCGGCTGCCTGAAGGAAGCGCTCCAAAGGAGTGCCCTGTACCGTCAGATGGTGCCCCTGCGTGTCCATCCACGCCGCTACAGCCTGAGGATCATAGCACGGGTGCGCTCAGCCTTGTCGCATGAGATCGGCCATCCGCTTGGCCCTCGCGGGAGTTTGTCTCGCCCACAGGCAGAGAGCGGAAGACGGCGCGCTGGAGGAAGGACATAGCAACGCTGTGGCACGACCGAGGCTGCCAAACGAAAGCCGCCCGGCAGGATTGCTCCCACCGGGCGGATTTAATCTTCTCGCCTCCAGCCCCCCAGCCGGAAGCTGCGCCAGCGGTTTCCCCACCTGCTGGCGCCGCGGGTGAGTAGCGGCGTCAGCAATCATCACGCAAGAGTGATTTCTTGCATGGCGTGCAAATACATGCCCGGACCTGCCGGATTAGGGCATACTCGGAACTCACGGGATTGCGAGTTCAGTATGAGCACAGAGTTCTGGGTGCGTATGTGGCACGGGCAGGCAGCGAGCCTGATGCGCTACGAAGGCGAGACCGCAATCGTGTACGTAGCCGGCGAGGAACTGCACTTACCTAAGGAGACTTGGCAGTCTCTCCCGCCATACGAGAGCGTTCGGGTTGTAGCGGCGTAACTCACTCGGCGGGATCGTTCGCTGCCGAATGGGAATTCACCCCTCCCGCATCAGATCCGCCATCCGCTTCGCCCGCGCCGGGGTCTGCTTAGCCCACAGGCTGTTCAGCATGCCGGAGGCGGCGCCGGCGTAGTCGCCGCGCTCCACCATCGCCAGGGTGTTCTTGAACGCCATCAGCCCGGCGATGCCCATCTGGAAGGCCATGGCCTCCAGCACCATGCGGCGAACCGGCGTCAGGCGCGTGGACCATGGCAGCGCCTTGGCGACCTGCTCCCGCACCTCCACCACATCGTTGGCCAGCAGATAGCGCGCCTCGGATGCGGTGATACCCTTGCGGTTCAGGGCGCGGCCAATGCCGATGGTCGGGTGGCCAACCACCTGCGTGCCCCGCCCGATGGCCTTGCCGGTCGCATCGTCATAGACGGTCAGGCGAAGGCCCTCCTCCACGATCAGGAGATCGGTCAGGGCCGCAACGGGATCGGTGGTCGCCACAGGCGCCTCCTTCGGGATGGAAGTGTTCGCCGGGGCGGGAGGAACCTCCCCCACCCCGTAGACGGGCACCACCTGCCCGGGGTGATAGACCCCGGGCACGGGCACCAGAGCGGCGGGCGCTTGGGCGGTGCCAGCGGCCGGAGCCTCCCGCCCCAAGCCCAAGAAAGCGAACAGGCGGTCGAGGAAGGTCATTGCCCCTTCACCTCGCCAGCCTTGATCGCGGACAGCGCGCGGTTGATGGCGCGCTCTGCCGCCGCCTGCCCGCCATCCAGGATGCGTGCTGCGTCCGGCAGCCCCTTCACCATCTCGGCCGCCTTGGCGGGAACGCTGGCCGCCGGGTTCGTCGGGTCCGCGATCTCCGCAGCGGCACCGGCCGCCACGTCAGTCCAGCGGCGCCAGGCGCGGGTGGTGATGAACTCGGTCAGCGCGGCGCGGGCCACAGGGAGCAGCGCCAGGACGGCGTATCCGGCCAGGCCGAGTAGGCCAGCAGCCAAGGCCCGCAGCAGCGCATCAAGCGCCACGCGGATATCCTCCCATGTCTCCATGGCGGGTCACTCCAGATTGTCAGGGATGCCGGGATGCGCCCCGGCTGCGGTTACTCAGGACAGGGAAGCCGCCTTTAGGCTAAGCTTGCGCCTGTGGATGAGGGCTAGACGTGGCCGAGCAACGAACGACCCTAACCACCGAGCAATTGCGGGTGCTGAAGTTTTGCGCCCGATCGCCCGGATGGATCAGCTTGCTGGAACTGGAAACCATCAAGCTGCTGGAGCCGGACGATGTGGTAACGGTGCCCTCACTCGTTGAGCGAAACCTGCTCCGACATGAAGCCGTCATCCAAGCGGTAGCCATCACCCCCGCAGGGCAGGTGCTGGCAGATGAACACTGATCAGCTCAGCGCGACGCTCAGCAGCGGGTCGCGGGCATAGTCGGACGCCTGGGTAAAGGGCGCGCCATCGGCTGGCAGGGCATCGAATAGCGCGCGGGCCTCGGCATCGCCGAAGAGGTCGGCATAGCCGGCGAGGGTCGAGCGTGCCCACTGCGCGTAGTTGCCATCTGTCTTGGCCCAGCCGGCGCCATTGGACCAGTTGCGGGCCTTGGTCTGGGCGGTGATCTCAGCCCAGGTCGAGTAGATGCGGCCGGTCTTGGGATCGCTGATGGCCAGCAGGTAGGTCACGCCATCGCGGCCGAGACCATCGAAGCGGCCCACCAGGAAGTTCCGCGCCCACTTCAGGTAGGTCAGCGCGTCCTCGTTGCCCCGCCGTGCCGCCGCGATGGCGGTAGAGGCGAAGTAATCCTGCTGCCATGGCGGCAGCGCGCCCTTGGTGCCGTATTCGCCCGGCAGCCAGCCGTGTGCCTCGCCCTGCTGCTGCGTCCAGATCGGGATATTGTCCAGGATCCAGCGCCAGTTGGCTTCCGAGACGGCGGTGAAGTAGGCCTTCTCCGCGCTGCCATCCGGGCTAGCCCAGGCCGCCTCGTCGATCTGCCGCAGGGACCAGGCGGAGCCGCGGACCTGATTGCCCTGAACCACCAGCATGTCGGAGCTGCCCCTCGCGTCGGGCCAGATGCCGATGACGTTCCAGGCGGCTTGGGCCTGCAGGTTGTCCAGGAAGGCGCGGCGGCCGGTCAGCAGGTAGGGCACGAACGACAGATCCGGCTGGTGCGGGCCATCCAGATCCCAGCCGGTATCGCCCGGCACAGGCTGCAGCAGCGTGCCCCTGCCCGGCTCGCCACCACGGCCGTCGGTCCAGAGGCGCGGCCAGTCGGTCACGCGCAGCCACGTGCCGCGCTCTGCGTCCCAATGGTGCCAAGGGATGCCGCCGGCGGCTTCAGCTTGGGCGATGACATAGGCGCGCATCCGCTCGTCACGGGTCATTATCGCGATGGCCTGGGGTGCCGTCGCTGGCCCGATGTCGGGACGACCACCAGTGCCGGGCATGTTCTGGGTGATGCCGCGCGGAGAGAACGGGTCGTCGCCCCAGGCGGCCATGGCCGCGACGTAGCGGTCCACAACAGCCTGATCGACCGGGCCGGCGTAGTTGGCCACCCCCGCCTTCCGCAGCGTCGTGGCATCAGGCCACGCACCGTCCGGCAGCGGACCGGCGCTCACCAGCCGGCCCCAGGCGCGGTACTGCTGGTGACGCGGCACGTCCTGGCGCAGCACATCGGCACCATCCAGTACGACGCGGACGGAGTAGCGCGCCTCGCCGCCGCCGGGACGCATGGAGATGTCGTTGCGGAACCACACATCGGCCCAGCGAACCCCGCCGCGTCGCCCGTGATCCACCACCAGCCGCAGCGAAGTCGAGCCAGCAATCTCGGCAGGCACCTCGACCATGAGCCGCGCATCCTCGGCCTCAGGCAGATCGACCGGCCAGAGCGTGCCGGCGGCAGAGGTGATCTCGATCCGCCCATTGCCCTGCGGTACCGGCGTTGGCTGCTCTGGCGTCGGCGTCACGACGACCGGCGGCTCAGGATCGACGGGAGGCGGCGTGGAGACAATCGGCCCCTCGCCCAGCACCGTCATCGCCTCGCGCATCGCCCGCACCTCTCGCGTCATGGACGAGACGGCATCGGCCATGCGCGCCATGGCGGCATCAGTCACGCCAAGCTGCTCAGCGACGACTTCACGCACGATCACGCGCAGCCAAGCATCCAGCGCCGAGGCGCCTGATGGTTCGGTCATGATGGATTTCCGGTTGTGATGATGCCGGCGGCCGGCCGGCGGCGGGTTACTTCGCGGGTGGGAGCGGGATCGGATCTTCCACGCCGTCAGGAAGATGCAGGTTCTCGCTCCAGGTCGGCTGTGGATGGCCCTGGATGCGCGCCGCGCTCTCTGCCACCTGCCGAGCATCCAGCGTGTGGCGCTTCATGTTGTGGGCCGCGTGGAACCACCACAAGCTGATCTGATACCAGCGCAGTCCGCTCCGGCGCTCGTATTCGCGCTCGTCCTCTGCCCTCTCAAGTTTTTCCTCCAGCCGCTCGTTCTCGGCTGTCAGGCTCGCCACAGTGGCCTCGGCGGCCTTGCTGCTCCGGTTCATGCTCGCCGCGTAGATGACACCGATGGGCGTCAGGATCGCAGCCAGGGCAGTGCCAGCGGCAGCTACCAGCTTCTCCACGCCCTCCAACTGCATCTCAGTAGTGCCTCCAGAGCCGGTACAGCACGGCGCCAGCCAGCAGCGGCGCAGCCAGGGCCGGCACCAACAGGGGATTGGTGTTGATGTCGGACAGAACGGCGTTGACGAAGACGGTCAGGATGAAGTGCGACCAGAACACAAGTGACGAGCCGGCCGCGCAGAGCCGTGCCTGATAGCCCCACTTCGTTCCGCCGAAGCGGAGCGCCAGCACGTGCATCCCTGCGAGTAGCAATCCCGCAACAGTCCAAGTGATGGGCGAGATGGCGACTGTGAGCGTCAGGCTGGGGCGTTGGTGCAACTCGGGATAGTTGGACAGCGCGTAGATGAATTGCAGCCCGCCGAGCATCGCGCACAGAAGTTCACCCCACTCAGGTGTCCGGAACGGGTGCAGCAGGTAGTTGATGGTGCGCCTGGGCATGCATCACTCCCTCAACCACGTGCGGATGCGGCGGATGGCGGTCATGGCGACTGGCCATCCAGCACGGCCCGCGCCCGATCGACCACCCAGGCATCTCCCTCGGGCAGATCATGCGGCGACAGGGCAGCCACGCGCTGGAGATGCTGCGCCAGCCACGTGTACTCCGCCGCCAAGCTCGGGTGCTCAGCCCCCGCACCGCCGCCCTCGATGGTCAGGAACAGGCCGCGCAGCCCTTCCGGGAGGCCATCCACATCGACGGCCGCGATCTCCAGCAGCCCTGCACGGAGGCGCCTGATCTCCGCAATCGCGCCGGTGCCGCTCATGCCAGAACTAGCCCGCGATCAGCCATCCGTTCCTTCGAACGGGTGAAGATGCTGGAGATGGCAGTGGCGTCCTTGGCGTCGGGGAACGGAATGAACTCGGCCAGATCCAACGGGGTCTCCGTGTAGCCAGCCTGCGTCCGGTAGGCGTTGCCGACCGCCATCTTACGCATCGGGGTGGCAAGCGTCTTGGCGCCGGTCTTGGTAGCGGTCTTGAGTGGACCAGAGCCGGCGCTGATGTAGATCGTGCGATCTGTCGCAGTGCGGGAGACCGCGCCGAACAGCCACACATCAGCAGGGGCAGAACCCGAACCGGCATCCAGCGCTGACGAATAACCCCTAGGGAAATCAGCGAAGCGGCCGAGGTTGTTGACGAAGAGGAATTCGCCGCCCGCACCGGCACTTCCTGTCTCCGAGCCAAGCAGAATGGAGAAGAGGCCCGCCGCAGCATGGTGGCGGAACACAAAGCACTCGGTGCCGACCGCGTTGTCATCGAACGGCGTGGTCAGGGCAGAGACACCACCGCCGGGCAGCGTCAGATAGGCGCCGGGATAGGTGGGCGCCAAGCCGGTTGGTGTCAGCACCAGCCCGGACTTGGTGCCGATCAGCGAAGAACTGCTGCCCTTGTCGAACAGCCAGTGATCGATGGCGCCAGCCTCATAATCCGGGTAGTCCGGCATCAGCGAGGCCGGCACCTTCGGCAAGGTCGTATCGGTGACGGTCACGTCCACAACGGTGACAGCAGGCATGTGCCGTTCCTCAATTTCGGGTTGTCAGGAGGTATTCGACCGCGGCGTCCAGCACATCGCCTGGCGGGGCGGTGTAGGGGCCGAAGGGGTCGCAGTAGATTTTATTCATGCCGACGCGGCTTGAGACGTAGGATCGCCGGTTTGGCTTGTCCCAGCCTCTGAGCCAGCGCATCTCCAGCGCGTAGCCGGACGGACCCCAAAGCTTTATGTCACCGGACTTGGTTGTGATCTGCGCGAAACCATCCTGGCTTACGTCCTCGACTTCCCAGAACCGATCATCGCGAGCCGCCGCATTGCTGATCACCGTCCCATTGCTGTGGGTGCGGGCGACGCAAGCCATGGCGAGGTAGGCGCCAACCGCGCCACCCGGGTAGGTCAGCCCAACCAGATGCTCGACGCGATTGGAGAGCACCCACCGCACGCCGCCGTCATCGCGCGTGAATTCCCAGCGCCGCAGCAGGTCGTAGACCTGATCACCCTTGGGCACCCATGTGGTCTCGGTGGTTGACCCGGGCCGCCAGCCGGCCGACCGCTGGAACATCTCGAAGCGCCGGCACTCGATCCGCTGCCCGGCGTTGATGGTGATCGGCACCCCGTCCGCCATGGCGAAGAAGCTGGTCTTCTCTTCGTTGCCGTGGTTGTTGCCGCCGACGAAGTTAGCCCAGCCTGCCGCCTGAAGCGCACACTCCTGCTCGCCCTCGATGAAGATTTCCTGGCCAAGGGTGAAGGCGCCGTCGTTGCCGATGGCGCTCTCGTAGACGTTGTGGACCCGCCACACGTCGCTGTTCTTCGCCGGCTGCGCCAGGTTCTTGATGACGAAGGTGACGTACTTCGCAGAGTTTGCGATCTGCCCCTTGGCGTGCAGGCGGATCTCGGTCGCGGACACGACCTGCGCCACCATCTCGGGGCGGAGGGCGCTGATGCCGGCGCCGACCAGCGGGTACCGCTGCCCTGTATCACGATCGTGCCATTCCAGAAGTCGCCGGCTCGGCACCGCGACCTTGGTGGCTACCACCCACCTGCCATTCAGGAGAAATGGCGGAATTTGGCGAATGCCGCTTGTCCGCGTGTCCACAGCTTGGACCTGCGCAGCGGTGGCAGGAGGCCGCCAAGGCAGACCTGTGGCGACCACTATGCCGGCCAGCAGCGTCCGGTCTGTGTTGACGAGAGTAGGCTGAACCCACTCGCCTTCCACGAGAACCGGGGGCATCTCAATAATCGACTTCACGCGGTTCTGCGTCGCCGCCAGCCCGGTGCCGACCGCTGCCAACGTCAGGCTGCTGGTCTGCACCCAGGCGCCGTTCCGCTTCGTGTAGATGCCGTTCAGCGCCGGGTTCGGGTCGCCGATGACTTGGACCGATTTGTTCTCGGCGTAGCTGCCCAGCACCGCCTCGATCTGCACGCGCGTATCGTAGCTATCGGTCAGGGACAGAGCGGCGGTGGCATTCGCGGCAGCCTGTTCCGCCTCGGCCACCTTCGTGCTGGTGGTCGCCGCGACCTGCTGCGCGGCGTCCCGCGCCGTCTCTGCTGCGGTGCGCGCACCCTGCGCCGCGATCCGCTCTTCGCGCGACATGTCCGCCGCGCCGAGCGCAACGGCCTCACTGGCGGCGGCATCGTCGGCGAAAGGCTTTGCGGCATCCGCGCCTGCCTTCGTGCCGGCCCGCTGCGCCTCGGGAAGCGCGGCACTGACCGCCGCCGCCGCCGCCACGGCCTGGACCTGTCCCCAGTCCGGTGTGCCGGTGCTGGTCAGCGTGACCTGGCCGATGGAGGACACGTCGAAGATCGCTTCCGCCGTCTGCACGATGGGCGTGGCGATGCTGAGCCAGACGGTATAGGTGCCGGGGACAGCGGTGGGGACAACCACCTGCCACGTCCCTGGCGCCGTTTCCACGGCCGTCAGCGGCTGCGCGGCGCTCTCGTCTTCCACGGTGCCCGGCATCCAGTAGAGCGCCGCGACACCCGTGGCGCCCGGCACCAACGCGCCAGTCTGATCGTCCCGCACATCGAACCAGACCGGCACATCCGAGCCGATGGTGACGCGCTGACGACGCGCGGACTTCCTGGGGCCTAGGCGCGGCTCCAGGAGCACGTCGAGGGCAGTGCCCGACATGGCAATACTCCAGATTGTGGGGACGATCAGAGGAGGACGGCGGCCCGGAACAGGTCGTCGATGCCCTCGCTGTCGAGGCCGAGGTCAGCCGCGATGGAGTTCAGCAGCGCATGATCACGCCGCACCTCCAGCGCGAAGTCCCATTCTTCCTGCGCTTCCTCGCCGGCCGCGGCGATGGCTTCCTGGACCTGGGGCAGCAGGCCGGCCGACCGCAGCGCCTTGCGGGCTTGCAGCGGCGTGACGCTCTCCGGCACGGGGATGCGGGTCGAGGCGCCGTCGCCGACCTGGGCCAGCGCCGCATTCAGCGCCGCCTGCGTCACGCCATCCACATACAGTCGCTCACCGTCATAGCGGCGGGCGGCCATGTCCCCGTTGCCCGCGAGAGTGGCGATCCGGACCAGATCCGCCTGCGGGGAAACAAGCACAGATGCAGCGGCCATCAGAGCCTCACCACCGTCAGGTTCGTCGCGAGGGTGCCGCCGGCCACCAGCGCGGCGCCGCTGTCCTGCGAGACCTGCATGGTCAGCGTGTCGTTGGTGTTCAGGCCGCCACGCCAGGAGCCGCGCAGTCCAACCTGCCCAAGCCCTGCGGCGACCTTCTGGTCAACTGCGAGTGCCAGGCTGTTGTTGATGACAAGCGATAGATTGCGGATACCAGTGCCGTTGCTGGCGAACAGCACATTGGCCTCGACAGAGTAGATGCCCCCCATGGGGAGCACGACGCCATTGTAGTTGCCACCGGACCCTGAGGCGCCGCCTAGCGTGTTGGCCCCCACCGTGTCGAACGAGAATGTGGTGGCCGTCGCGTGCGGGATCGAGCGCGCAACCGTCGAAGACAACTGGCTGGTCAGCGCCTGCGACATCATGGAGTTGGGCAACAGGCCATCCGTATCCAGAAGCGGAATGCGCGCCGCATTGGGGGTCACGAACAGGTACTTGGTCCCGGTGCCCCAACTCACCGCCGATTGCGTGCCGGTATGGTTGCGGACAACCAGCGCCCGGGTCACCGTCGCGGGGCTGCCGGAGGTGTAGACCCCCTCGAAGACTTCGCGCTGGGTCGGAGCCGTCAGGCTGTCCACCACCGTGCAGCAGACCCGCGAGCCGCTCGCGATGCCGGCCTGCGCGAAGGTCAGATGTCCGGCCATGGCCGCGCCCAGCGTGTAGGTGCCGGTGCCCGTCGTCGCGGTCTGCACCAGCACCGCATCACCGATGACCAGTGGCGTTCCCATCAGAGATCTTCCTCGATTGAAATGTCGGATGACCAGCGGCGAAAGGTGGCCAGCTTTGGCGCCGGTGGCTCAGTGAAGTGCCCCAGCACGCCGTCACGCGCCGGCATGGCCTCAAAGGGACTGCCGAAGACCTGCCCGGTGGTGCCGGCCATCAGCGCCAGGTTGTCCAGCGCGAGAGCATCAGCCTCGGGGAGACCCGGGAAGGACCACTGGACCCGCCGCCGAACGGCGCCGCGCATGGCGTAGCGGATGCCCGAGACACCGGCTCGCTCGTTGCTGCCGGCGTCGATGTAGCCGCGGCTCTGGCCGTAGGACACGGCGCGCGACGACACGAGGACCGGCCCCACCCAGACACGCCCCAGCTGCAGGTATCGGTCCGCAGCGCCAGACGTGAAGGTGAAGGTCACGAACTGCGCGCTGATGCCGACCGGCGCCACGAAGACCCAGAGGCCGGTTCCTGCCGTCACAAGCGGCAGCAGTCCGCTGTTGAACACCTCCACGCCGGCAGAGGAGGCCGCCGCCAGCCGTACCCTGGCGGCGGCACTCGGCTGCACCCCATCACGCGGCCACGCCAGCAGGAACAGCCGCAGTTCCGATCGCACCACCCCCAGATTGACGGTGATCGAGATCGTGTTGCCGCCCGTCCAGAGGCCCGACCGCCAGACATCCGCGATCTGCGGCGTCAGCACCGAGCGGATGCCAAGGCCCGCCGCTTCACTGGTCGTGCTGATTTCCGCCGTGGCGCCTGCCGCAGCGTTCTCCCAGGCCAAGATGGCGCCCACGTCTACCCCCAGAGATTGAGTTCGAGCCGGTCGCCCCGGATGCTCAGGCCACGCACCAGCAGAGATTTGCCCTGCGACAGCGCTCGAATGGTCGGCCAGGCCAGGGACACGATGGTGCCCGGCATGACCATCGCCGGTGCAATGCCGGCCGTTCCCGAACGGATGCTGACCCGCCAGGAGCGCCGCGGCACGCCGAACAGGGACAGCAGGCGATCGGCCAGCGCCTGGGCCGCCGCGCCCCCGGTGAAGACGCTTTGCAGCACATCGGCGTCCACCGCGGCCGGGTAGGCCGCCTGCGCCGCCAGGTTCAGGCCGGTTACCACCTGATTGGGCTGGCTCCAGTAGGTCCGCAGCGCAGCGGCCACCGCCTCGGCACTGTCAGCGCCCCCCTGCACACGGTCGAGGACGCCATAGGCAACCCGGGCCCGCCACCAGGGCGCCGTCTGCTGCCGCTCCTCCGTTGGAGGTGCCGCGAGCATCCAGGGCTCCAGCGTGATCGAGGGCCCTTGCTCCTCCGGCGCCTGGAGATAGCCGCCATAGAGCCGCCCGAAGGCATCACCGCCCCACCAGCCGCCGACACCCGCCGCCAGCCGCTCCATGGCATCCGCGACCGTGCCGCCGGTCACCAGCAGGCCCGCCTCGCCGGTCGGCCAGGAATAGAAGGCCTCCGGCGCGGCGCGCGCACTGTCCAGGCCGCCGGGCCCGCGCAGCAGCTTGATCGCGATCCCCGCCGCAGTCGCGGAATAGCCGCCCGTCGCCGGGTCCGCGTCGCCCTCGGCGCCGACCGTCACCAGAGATGGCGTGGAGCCGAGCCGGATGTGCCCGGTCTGGAGGCAGGTCAGATAGGTGCCCTCCGCCACCACGGCGGCCTCCAGCGCGGCATAGGTCGGCACATTGCCAGCCGGGGTGATGTCCACGGCCCGGTCCCGCACGCCGTTGATGGCGCTGAGCGGCCCGACGCCGACCAGGTAGATCAGCCGCGCCGCATCCACCTGGATCGGCTCCAGATTAAGCCGCCGTCCATAGAGCCGCTGCATGTTCTGCCCTGCCAGGCTGGCCGCGCCGTCCTGGCCGCCGGTGCCGCCGAAGGTCGGACAGGCCGGAACGGCGAGGTCGCGCGTGGCCGAGACCAGCGTCAGAGACAGTCGGCTGCCGCCATCCAGCGCCCGGGCAACCCGCATCTCGGCGATGCGGCCCACCTCGTAGCTGGCGGCGTGCCGAGGGCGGCGGTGAGGGCCGCGGCGGACCACCGCGGCGCATCCCGGCAGCGCCCAGTCGCCCGCCAGAGCGTCCAATCCACCGTCCGTGTTGGCGAGCAGCACCTCGCCGGCCGTGACCTCAGTGCGCCGCGCCTCCTGCGGATAGACCGGCACCTGGAACACCAGCGCCGGCGGCTCGATCATGCGGCTGGGCCACGACTGGTTAGGAGCATCCGCATCGTCCGGCTCGGTGATCCAGCCGCGATCCGAGACCCTCACGGTCGGCGCTGGCGAGGCCGTATCCGCCGGCACGGCATAGGCGCTGACCGGCAGGGCCGACACCAGCCCGAAGGGTGCCGGCACCGGCTGCCCCGCGGTCGGCGCCGCGATCTCCAGCGTCCAGACAGCCTCCGCCGGCAGGTCTGGCGCCTTGAAGCCGCCGCTGCTGGCAGCGATGGAGGCCGCCGCCCACCAGGCGGAGACCGGGGTTGAGGAGACCGGGCTGATGATCATGACGCCAGCAGCCTCTGATCGCGCAGTTCCTCGTAGAGTGCGTTCACCTGGTCGGTGAGCCTCGACAGCGCGTCGGTATTCGGCGCCATGTAGCGCGCCAGTCCCGCTTCCCAGTTTGCAGAGAACCCCGGCAGATCCAGCGTTGCGCCCAGGCTGCGGGTCGCGCTCAGCACCATGTCGCGCACCGCCGTGCCCTGCGCGCCCGTGGCGTTGTAGGCATAGTTCGTATCCAGCAGGGTCTGTGCGGCGCTGGTATAGGCGGACAGGTCCCCACCATTGCGTGCCGACGAGAGCGCCGCCGAATACTGCTCTTGCGCCGCCAGGAACGCCTGCTGGGACGAAACGCCAGGGCCACTCACCTCCTGGCGGTCCAGGAAGGTGGTCAGGATCTCGGACTGCGACCGCAGGGTCTCCAACGCATCTAGCCGCTGGGACATGGACGCTTCCTCGATCTGCGCCGACCGCTCGGCATAGTCGCGCTCGATCTGAAGCCGCTCTTCGGCCTGCACCTTTGCCAACAGGGTCAGGTCGGTGATGCCGTCCGCTGCGGCCGCCATCCACTCCGCCTGCGCCCGGCGTTCATAGTCCCACTTCGCCCCCTCCAGCGTGTTGCCATTGCCGCTGGCAGACTGGATGCGGTCCCAGAGGCTGTTGGTATTGTTCGTCACGGCCAGATCCCGCTGCCGTGTCAGTGACCCATACTCGGCATCCAGCGTCTGCCACCGGCCGGAAACCAGCGGCTGCCGCTCAGCTTCGCTCAGCCCCAACTGAATGAGCTGCTCGTTCAGCGCCTTGACTTCCGCCGACGATGTGCGGGCCCAGCCATTGATCTGCTGCACCAGAGGGCTGACGCCGGCGGCAGTTTCCCGCCGCAGATCATCGCTCTGCTGGATCGAAATCAGCGTCTGCGCGCGCTGCTCGATCAGCCCGTCGATGCTCTTCTGGCGCACCGTGTTCAGTTCAGCCTCAGAGAGCCCCAGCGACTTGGCCTTGGCGATGGCCTCATCGATCGGCGCCACCAGGGCGTTGATCTGCTGCGTGAAAGCCGGGAGCGGGTCGCCCCTGGCACCGGCGGTCAGTTGCTTGAAGACGCCGTTGTACCAGTCGAGGTTCTGCAGCGTCGCCTCGGTGCCGCTGCTGTGCGAGATGACCGACTGCACTTCCGCCGAGGCCAGCCCCTTCATGCTGTCGATCAGCGCCTGGGTCATGTCCTGGACGAGCTGCCCGATACTCTCCTCGTTGCGCTCGTACTCGTGCCAGGTGCCGCCGCCGGGACCATAGAGGGCGGCGATGCCGTCGCGATTGCCGGCCTTGATCTCGTAGTTGAACGGGATGGCCGTGGCGCCCGTGACGGTTTGCAGCCCCTCCGCCAGGGTCTTCACCTGCTGGCCGACCTGGGAAGCGAGGTCGCGGTTCTCCTGGCTGAAGCGATCACCCGTCAGGCCGGTGACCTCGGATGTGCCAGCGTGCAGATTGCCGCGGTACACGCCCGTCATGTCGGACGGCTTCTGGCCCGGCAGCAGCGAGCCGATGATGGCCAGCACTGCCGCCGCCGCCAGGCCACAGGGACCGGCCGCCGCCAGCCAGGGGGCCGCAGCCATCAGGCCGCCGCCCACCGCGCCGCCGGCCGCCGCCAGGGTGCCCAGGCCGCCCACAACACCAGCGACACCGCCCGCCGTCTGTACCGCGCCGCCGACGCCGCCGCGATTGATGCCGGAGTAGATGCCATAGGCGCCGCCCGCCACACCGGCGACACCGCCGATGGTGCCCATGGTCGTGCCGAAGAACGCTGGATTGGCTTGGCTCATGGCGGTTTGCGCTGCGCCGCCTGACATATCGAGAGCGAAGGCTGTGCCACCAGCAGCAGTGCTGCCGAGGCCACTACCCGCGGCGCCAGTGGCAGAGAACAGACCGGTGTTGTAACCCCAGGTGTTGGCTGCGTTGCTGAGCGCGCCGCCGAGGCTGCCGCCCGTCCCCCCGGTGAGGTCGTAGACTAGGCTGCCGCTATCGTAGATGGACGATCCGCCGATGCCACCAGACAACTTGAACAGGCCACTCGCGGTGTCGAAGTAGGACACGCCGCCGGAGGAGGTGGCCGTGGTGCCGGCGCCGAGCGCATCACCGACACCGGTGCCCGTCAGGCTGCCAAGCACCCCTTTGATGGCCGGCTGGAACACCAGCTGCGACAGGGCGGCCTGAGCCGCCGTCCGCAACGCCGAGCCGAACACCGCTGCCGCAGCCTGCGCGGGCGACTTGCTCTTGTCGAAGGCCGTTTCCAAGGCGCTATAGGTCTCGCGCGCCATGCTGTCGCCCCAGCGCTCCGCCGTGCGATCCAAGTCACGCTGAGCGCGCTCCATGGCGCGCTGCTGGTCCTTCTCAGCCTTCTCGCGCGCCTGGGTCGCCTTCTCCGCGTCCCTTTCGTTCTGCTGTTCCTGCTTGCCCCGCAGCCGATCCAGGTAGGTCTCGACGCTGGCGGCGCGCTTGAAAGCAGCACCTTGCGTGCCGTCCTCGTTGATCTCGTAGGCGGTGGCCAGGTACTCGCGCGTCTCCTTGGCGGCCCTATTGGCGCTGTCCGCGATCTTCTTCAGCGCCTCGTCGCGCTGCGTGGTCGCTTGCGCGGTCAGCGTCTCCGCATCCGCTGCGGTGATGTATCCCTCGCGCAGCTTCGCGTTGATCTCACCGACTTTCGATTGATATTCCTGCTGCGCCCTGAAGCGGTTGTCCAGGCTGGCCCGCAGTGCATTGACGCCCCCAGGGTCCGCCGAAAGCGGCCCGTACTCCTCGGCGCCAAGACGCCCGGCATTACCCAGCCGCTTCAGCGCCTCGTTCATCTCCCCGATCTTGCCGGAAGTCCGCTCGATATCCTGCTCAAGGCCCTGCACGCGCGCTCGTGCCTGGAACAGGTTGCCGCGGTCGGTGAGGGCTTCACCTTCCGTCACGAGCTGACCGCTCGCACGCGCACGAGCCCGCGCGGCCTCTTCCCGAGCCGCGTATTCCTCCAGCCTCGCCAGATATGTGCGCGCTTCGGCGAGTTCTGAGACGTTGCCCTCGTTCCGCTGCACAGCGCCGGCCAGCAGCGTCTGCGTGCGGGTCTGGAGTTCTGACCGCGCAGCATTCGCCGAGGCAGCAGAGCGCTCCGCGTTCGTGAGGAAGAGGGCGTTCACCTCCAGCAGGACGCTCTTCAACTGCGTGGCGGCGGTTGCCATGCCCTCAAAACTGGCCTTGGCTGACCTCTCAGCCTCCTTCGCATTGTTCCCGACCGTCAGGAGCCCTGTCGCCAGCGTGCCCACCATCAGCACGGCGCCGGCGATGGCGCCGGCAGGACCGAAGACCCCTAGCAGCTGAGCGCCCTGGACACCGAAGGCCTGAAGGGCGTTGCCGCCCATGGCCACCTGGGTGGCGAAATCCTGGACCTGGTAACCGGCCTGGCCCATGACAGAGCTGAACCGCTGCATCCCATTGGAGGCAGAGCCTGCTGCCGGCTCGATCTTCTGCACCGCGGGCGCGGCGCGATTGGCGCCGTCCTCCAGCGCCTTCATGGCCGCTGCGCCATCATCCTTAAAGTCGCGCAGCGTTTTGCGGATGGTCTCCGCCTCAGTCATGGTGAGACGAATGGCGATGGAGCGATTGCCGCGAGCAGCCATGGATCAAGCCTCTCCTCTTGCCGTCGCCGCCAAAGCTACGATCCGATCACCCGCGCGATCCGCCGCCGCGTCGATGTCCAGCCGCTTGCCGGGCTGAACCTGCCTGGACATGATGAACATCGGGACAAGGCCGTACTTGAGAATTGCCTGTGTCCGGAAGGCGCGGTCCCGCACTTTGCCGCGGCCTGTGTTGACCTCGACGTTGCGGTTGCCGACGAACAACTGAACGCGTCCCCTTCCCCGGCGTGACTTCCCACCCAGGCTGGAAGCTTGTCGCACCCTGAGGCACCAGAGCTTGATTTCGGGGTTAGACGTAGGAATGACGACTGTCTGCCTCTTCGCCGCGATCATCTCTTCTACCGAGACGCGCATCCCGCCCCGGCGCCCTGCGTTTCGGCGCCCGGCCGTGGCATTGTAGCCAGTCGGCCAGACCAGCCACTTGCCCCGCTTCACCGTGATGACCTCGCCGGTATCGATGGGCTGGATGATGTTGGGGGCCCGGGTCCAGACAAAGCCGGTGGGATGCAGCGTGGGGTTCAACGGGTTTCGCGGGTAGGTCTGGCGCTTCCACGCATTCGCCACGCCCTGCCCCCGGCTCAACGCGGTCAGGGTCTGCTGCTTCAGCTCGTTCTGGAGGCTGACGCCAGCCTGATCCATCGCATCGCGGAAGTCGCGCGCCAACTCGCGCTGGATGTCAGTCATGACGGCATCGAAGCTGCCGTCGATCTGGCACCGCAGGCGCATGAACGGCCTCCAACTGAAAAAGGCGCCCGGAGGCGCCCGCTGTGTCAGGAAAGACCCGCGCGGACGGCCAGCGCACAAGTTCTGGCTACCCCTTCGCGAGGGATTTGGTTAACTACGCGCAATAGTTGAGGAGAATACGTCCAATGCGCTTCTGGGCCTTGCTAGCCGCCCTGTTCTTGGCGGGATGTGCCTCAGGTGGACGAGAAACCTGCCCAGGATGCGGCAGAGGGGACGCCGCTGCCCTTCAGGCGAAAACTGAAGCTTATGACCGGCAACGAGAAGCAGACCGCCAAGCCTACATCTACCGTGATCTTTCTCCTGCCGAGCGGACTAAACGCACCCGCGAGGACGAACTCCTGGAACGCGCCCTCACCAGTTCCCCCGACTACATGGCGGCCCTACGCCGCGCAGCCGTTGCCAATGTTGATGCTGAAGAGCCCCCTGCTCCAGCAGGCCGTCGCAACCGCGCCGCCGAGGCGCAGGCCCGAGAGCAGCGCATTACTGCCGAAGAGGCCAGACTGTCGGATGCTGTGGAGCTTCGCCGCCGCTCACGCCTGGCGCAGCAAGGTCAGAACGATCGCGCAGCCCGTCTGAATGCTGCCCGCGCTGCATGTGACGCCCAGGCCTCGTCTGTTGGGGCCGGCATCTACACGCCATACTCGCATCGCCAGGGTGTCCTTGGGTCAGCATTAACAGGCGCGATTGCTTCGGCGTCCGCTGAAGAGCAGGCTCGGGCCGGGTGCTACCGGGCATATGGCCTGTAGGGACTAACCCTCCCCCCTCTCCAGCTTCTCCAGCGTCGCGTTCACGCCCGCCAGCAGCCGGAAGGCGTCGAAGGTCCAGGCGGCCTGATCGTTCAGGCCACCGCCGTCCGGCCAGTTGGTCGTGACGCCGTAGCCGTCGCGGCTGCTGATCCACAGGCGGGCGAGGTCCATGTAGGCGGAAGGGGTGGTCAGGCGCGGATTTGCTTCGACTTCTTCGCCCGCGACGAGGTAGCGCCCGCCGCCGAGCGGCTGTTCCGGCCCGGCGTAACCCTCGGGGTCCCGGAGGACTGCGAGGGCGTTGCGGAGTTTCCCTCCGCACCCTTGCCCGGCTGCGCCATCTCGTGGGCCTTCCAGCCGACCATGATGAGTTCGGCCTCCGGCACGGCGTCGAGCAGATCCTCCCGCACCGTCTCATTCCGACGCTCGAAGGGTGGCAGGCTATCGCCCGACCAGCCGCGCACGGCGTAGAGGAAGAACACGAAGGGAATGGCTGCCATGTGCCGGTTCCGGCGAGCCAGCAGGGCCGTATAGGCGGGGGAGGACTGGCAGGCCGTCTCGATCTTCGCCGCCTTAGCCATGATCTTCTTATCGTCCGGCGCGGCCTGGGCCTCGTCCAGGATCGCCAGCAGGTCGTCCAGATCGGCGGGGCCCGCCTCGCGCAGCACGTCGCGCATGGCGGCATACATGGTGGCCTGGTCGGGATAGACGCCGCCCTCGGCAATGACCGCGGCGCGGGCACGCATGCGCTCCCGCACGGTCAGAGGGGCGATGGTGTAGGTGCGCGGGGAGCCGGGAGGGGTGAATTCCTCCACGTCGCGCTTGCTCAGGATGGGGGTGTCCATGGTGCCTCTTGTCGGAGAGGTTGAAAGGTGGAGGCGGGCCCCGACAGACCCGCCTCCTTCGCGCGCGCGAGGCGCTTCCGCTGTCGGGCGGAACGGGTCAGAAGCAGGCCAGGTAGCCGCCGCTGTCGGCGCCATCGGCCGCATAGGTGATCTGGTTGGTGCTCAGGCCATCGCGGTTGCCGGGGTTGTTCTGAGTGACCCGTGCAACGGGCACAGTGAGGGCAAATCGATTGCCTGGGGTGGAACCGATAATCGCCTGCAGAGACATTCCGACACCTTGCCGGAAATTGTTGAACAGGCTCACGTACGAGCTGGCTGAGACGTACGGGTCCAGGGAGCCGCCGATGGCGCGGCTGACCGGCATGGCGGGGTCATAGCCCTCGGGCGCCTCGGGGTTGTCCGGCAGGATCGTGCTGACGCCCAGGTTCAGGGTCAGCGTGCGCACTTGCGCCGTCTGGCGGTTCAACTGGCACAGGCCATCCACGAAGCGCGGCGGGGTCGGCCGCACGATGCTGAGCGCGCCGGCCGGAAGCGCCGCGGTGTCCGGATCGGCCGCGAGCTGTGCCATGCCCTGGAACTGTATCTGGCCGATGCCGCCGGTGGTGAGCGTGATGGTCGCCGTGCCGACAAAGCCGGTCAGGCGCCAGCGCAGGCCGTCCTTGAACAGGTAGATGGTCGCGGTCTTGTAGACCGTATCGTCCGAGGTGGGCGCGTAGAGGACGTGCGCCGGGATCTGGAAGCTGTCGGTGGTGCCCAGAGGCGGGGTGAAGGTGCGCCCCAGGCTGGCCACGCGGCCGGCCGTGTAGTCCACCACGGCATCGCGGCCGGTGCGGCCCGTGCCCGTCACCAGCATCGGCATGCCGCGATAAAGCTGCGCGGTGGACGCAAAGGGCGCTGCCAGGGTGGCACTGGTGGCCGTGCCGGCCGTCGCCGCCGTGGGGGCGCCGATGGAGGCGGCCGTCACCGTCTCCTGCATCGTGGCGCAGCGCAGCAGCCGGGCGAAGTTGGGCGCCGTACCCGGCAGCCCGGAGCCGCGCAGCACGGCCGTCAGCGTCACGTTGGCCCGTAGGCCGCCGACGATGCCCGGCGCATTGTCGAGCGACCCGGTGAATTCGTTGTTGGGCGTGACGCTCTGGTCCCAGGCCACCTCGCAGGTGCCGCCGAACCAGTCGTCGGCCGCCGGCGTGGAGCCGCCAAAGGCATCGGTGCCGGAGGTGGTTTCGATCTTCACCGCCACGGCGGAGAAGCGGTCACGAACGAGCTTCGCGCACATTGGCGGCGTGTCCTCTGCTCTGGATTAGGAAGCCGGGCTCAGGCCGCGGCGTAGGGATGCCCCGTAGGGCGAATGGAGACTGCTTCGAAGGTCGCGCTGAACTCGCCAGCGGCGACCGCGCTCTCTTCCAGGTCGTAGACGATGAAGTCGGCGCCGCCGCCGTCCCGGACCTCGTTCAGGTCGGTGCCGTCCGGCTGCCAGCCCATCAGGGCCGCAACCACCTGGGCATGGAGGGCGGAAAGAGCCTGCTCGCAGGAAAGGTCCTGGTCATCCTCGTAGGGGCTGGCCTTGGCGTAGCCGGTGACCACCGCACCGACAGTGTAGGTTGTCTCGCCGTACCCCTCGCCATCCGAGGACATCAGATCGCCGCCCCGCACGATCAGGCGTGGGAACTCGCCCTCGATGTCCTCGTTCGGCACAGCACGGCGGGCACGCTCAACCGGCACGTCCGGGATCATCTCGGCCAGTCGGTTGGCGACAGCAGCCAGCAGGTACTCGCGGATCGGCGTCATCACCGGCCCCGACTGAACTGCAGGCGCCAACCCCAGCCGCGCCAGCCCGGACGGGCTTCCTCGACCTTCAGGTTTTCCATGACGCCATCCACCATCGCTGTCACGACATCGCCGCGCTGAGCCGGACCAATCCCCGCCTCAGCAGGCACAAGGCCGGCCAGAGGGCGCGCGGGGCGCCCTGTCGGCACGTCATCGAACTCCAGCACCAGTCTGATCCCGCGGATCGGCGGGCCGCCGCTGACCAGGTAGTAGTCGGCGTCGATCCCGCCGGGCCCGCGCGCCAAGGCATTCGCCGCACGAGCCCAGGGATCGATCACGACCGGGGCGGCTCCTGCACCACTACCGGCTCCGGTGCGGGCTCAGGGGCGGGCGCCGGCGGCACTGGGGGAGGCAGAACCTCCACCTTCGCGCCGGCCTCCACCTCGCCCTTCACCACCTCGACGGCATGGCCGAGCGCGATCAGGTTCTCGGCCTCCGCCGTCGGCACGTCAGCCGCGACGCCCTCTTCCACGACCGAGCTATCGGCGAGGATGAGGCGCGAGCGCGGGACGAGACGGAGCGTCTTGGGCTTGCTCACGGGATGCACACTCCGTTCAAGCGCACCCGCACCAGCGCATCGCCGCTCGCCGCAGCAGCGATCGCCGCGCCGATCAGCTTGTTGTTGGTCGCCGTGGTGGTGACGTTGAAGGCGGTGTTGTCCCAGTAGACCGCGGCGCCCTGGGTCACGGCGCCGGTGGCCTTGGGCAGGTCCACCACACCCGTGGTCTGGATGACCACCGAAGCACCGCTGGCTGCGGCGGCCGTAGCCGCACCGAACAGAGTGCCGACGAGGGCGCCCGCACCGCTGGTGAGGGTGCGAGGGGCGGTGACCGGGATCAGGTCCGCCTGCTGCACGTAGTTCTTCATGGCTGCTTCTCCGGCAAGCCAGGGCGGCTCAGCGCCCCGGCAGCCTCAAGGTTGGGTCCGATCAGGCACCGGGGTTGCGATACAGGCCGCGCCAGTCGATCGGCGCCGCGCCGAACTCCAGCCGCACGCGGAGCGACATCCCGTCGATGGTGATGTCCTCTTCCTCCCGCACGTCCGGCGCCTGCACGCCATTGAGGAAGGCGAAGAAGATGCCCTCCTGCGCCGCCGGGTCGGCCATCAGGTACCAGGCATTGCCGGTCAGGAACGGCGAGACGATCAGGTCCAGCGAGTTGCGGAAGATGTTGGTGGTATTGTCGGCGTTATTGATGGTCTGGAGGAACTGCTGCGCCTCCGTCTCCTTGTCGGGGCTCACCACCAGGTAGCGGGGCTGCACCACGATGGGCCGCCCCTCCAGGCCCTTCTGCACCCGCATCGCCTTGCGCGCCGCGGCAATGGTCGTGGCGTTGATCGCCCCGCCGGTGCCGGCCAGGTTGCCGTGGTTGGCATGGAACAAGGACACACCGTCCGACATGGTAGGATTGCTGGTCAGGATGGACCAGAACGCCGTCGTCATGGCGTAGCTCGCCGCGCGGCCGAACATCTCGGGGAAGCGCGTCAGGGCACCGAGATCGTCGTTCACCAGCGCCTCGCGGGTGATGCCGATCATGCGGCCCCACTTGCTGATGGCGAAGCTCTCACCGTTCTCGGACACGCCGCCATAGGTGTAGGGCTGGTGCTCGCCCGTGCGCAGCAGTTCCGGCGCCTCGGACATGCGCAGGTAGCTGACCGGCTTGTAGTCGGAGTGCGACACCACCCGGACCAGCGGGCGCCAGTCCTGCGGGGCCTGCTCGTAGGCGTCCAGCAGCACCTTGCGGGCCACGTTCGCCAGCAGCAGCGGGAAGTCGCTGGTGGTCTGCAGGCCGGCCGAGGCCATGTAGCCGCGGCGGTTCAGTGCCGCGCCGGCGATGTCCTCGGGGCTCATGCCGGCGGGGCGGCCACCGGCGGCGGAGATGGACGCGCGGGCCATCTCGATCAGCGACAGGCCCATGTAGGGGCGGGCTTCGGCCGTCGGTTTCGCCTTGCCGACGCGGGCCAGCAACGCCGCCTCGGCACCCGCACGGAAGCCCTCGACCGCCAGGTCACGGGCGCCATGGAAGTATGCGGTGGGGCGGGCGGGCGTGGCGCGGCCGTCGATGATGGCGTCCTTAGCCTGCGCGAGGCTGGCCTTGCTGGCGAGCTGCTGAACAATCCAGTCGCTGGACATGCTGGCGCGTGCCGCGAGGGCCTGCAGCTCCGGCAGCGTGGCCGCCTGCTCCAGATGCGCGCCAGCCGGGTGGATCACCGGCTCATTCGCCGGCGTCGGCTGCGTGTTGGGGGTCGGAGTGGGCGGCACCACCTGCGGCTCCTGCTTCGGGGCATCCTGCGGGGCGGGCTTACCGGCCCCGTTATCCTTGTCGGCCATGCCGGCCTCCTGCTGTTCAGCCTGTGCCGGTGCGACAGGCGGGGCCTCCGCGCGCGGACCACCCGCGGCGGGGATCTTGGTGGCGAGGGCAACGGGGCCCTGCGCGCGAAGCTGAGTGAGGCCGCTGGGAGCGCGGGCAGCCGGCGCGGCGCGGCGCTCCTCCATGCGATGGGCAAAGCCCTTCTCGATGGCCTCTTCAGCGGTGAAGTAGGTCTCGGCAGCCATCAAGGCGCGGACTTCTGCCTCGGGCATGCCCGTTCGCTCGGCGTAGATGGCGGCCTGTAGGTCATCCATGCGCCGGAGAGCCTCCATCTGCGTCGCGTGGTCGTCCGCGTTGCCGATAGTGAGGCCGTGGGCCTGGTGGATCATCAGCATGGAGGCGCGAGGCATGACGGCCTCATCCGCTGCCATCGGCAGCCAGGAAGCCGCAGAGGCTGCAAGACCTTCCACCACCACCGTCACATGGCCGGGATGGCGAGACAGCGCGTTGAAGGCGCTGAACCCCTCGAACACGAGGCCGCCCGGGCTGTTCACCCGCACCACCACGTCGCCATCATCCTGCGCCAGCGCCTCGCGCAGGCCAGAAGCGGTGAAATCGAGACCCACCACTCCCTCCAGCACGATCTCGCGCCCGGCCCGGGCCGGGGCACGGGCTGCGGGGGCAGCGGTGCCGGCCAGCAGGCGCGAGATATCGTCCGCGGCGGCGCGTGCCGCAGCGTTCATCTTCATGCGCTTCATCTCCTATTCGCCGGCCGGTTCGGTCGGGGCGGGCTGCCGCGGCAAAGCGGCGCCGGTGGCAGAGATCTCGATGGCTGCGTTCTGCCGGGGGTCCTGCGCCCCGCCGCTGTTGGCAACGCGGCGCGGGTCGGTGTCGAGAATGATGCCCTTCTCGTCCAGTGCTGCATTCGCAGCGGCGATCTCTTCGATCTGGTTCCGCCAGCCGTAGCCAAAGGAGCCCACCGCCTGCGGCCAAGTCTCGAAGCCGGCGCGCACCGAGGCGATGGCGGCGCCCACTTCCTTGGACGGGTCCAGCATCTCGAAGCGCGGTGGCGACCACGTGCACCGCGTCGCATCCACGTCCAGTAGTGCAGCCTGGCAGGCCTCAGCGAAGGCGGCGCGAATGCCCTCCATCACCGGCACCCAGACTTCCCACTGGCTCCGCTCAACCGCCCGCTTGAATGCGAGGCGGCCGGCTCGGAGGCTGGAGTAGTTGGCCTGCCGCAGGTCACCCGTCAGCAGGTCGTAGGGCACGCCCCAGCCAGTCGCCGCGGCCATGAGCTGGTGCAGGGCGAAGGGCTCGAAAGACGGGCTGCCCGTCGGCGTCAGAAAGGCCGGCTCGATGCCGGGCGGCAGCGCCTGCACCATGCCCGGCTCCAAATCGAAGCTGGGCAGGATCGGCGCACCGTCCTGGCCGAGTTGCGTGGCCGGGGCGTCGATGATCGAGCCGTCGGTCTTGAAGAACACGCCCAGCATGGCCTGCGAGATGGCCGACTGCAGAGCCGCATCCTCGAAATCGTCCAACTGCCGCAGCCGCAGCAACGCAGGCGCACAGTCCGGCACGCCCCGGACGGCGCCAGGCCGCATCGGACGGTAGATGTGCTGCACCTCATCGGCCGAATAGCGGATCAGCTCGGCATAGCTGCCAATGGCCGCCGTGGGGTCGCCGGGGTGCGCCGGGTGCATCCAGTAGGCGTCGCGTTGCCCGTCGGGGCCGAACTCGATGCCAGCGATGACGCGCAGATTGACCCCCTCCGCCGGCATCACCTCCGGCAGCAGATCGGGCTCGCGCAGTTCCAGGGTCAGCGGCACTTCCAGGCGCCGGGCCCGCATCTGCCGCGCCGTCAGGCGGCGGTGCAGGATCAGGGCCTCTCCGGCTTCCGAACGGGTACGCGCGGCCAGAGCCATCATGGCGTTGAGGCCAAGGATGCCGGCATGGTCACAGCGGGCAATCCACCGATCCCACACGGCCTGGGCCCGCCGGTCTTCGAACTGCGCTTCAATGCCGGTGCCGATCTCGTAATCAGCGCGCAGATCCACCGCGCGGGCGGCATAGGGGTTGTCCCGCACCATGTCGCGTGACCGATCCCGCAGCAGGGCCAGATGCCGCGTCACGGCAGCATTCGGGCCCGTCCGGTCAGTCCTCCACCGGCCCAGACGCTCCGACCGGCGCCCGGCCGCATAAGCCATCGCGTCCAGTGCGGCGCGAGCCTGTGCACGACGGAGGCCGGCTTGCGGGCTCACCGCCGAGATGGCGCGGTCCAGGATGTTGAGACGGAATGCCATCAGCGGATTGCCCGAACCCGGAAGACCTGGATGGGCGCTACCGTCCGTCGAGCCTCTCCGGTCACGTCCCGCCGCATCTGTTCCAGCGCAGCAATCTGAACCAGCAGTTCCTGCCCGGTCCGGTTGTAGACAGCCGAGCCATCCGGGTAGCGCAGTTGGCTTGTGGGATCGCCCAGCGACGTGCGCAGAGCTTTCAGCTGAGCGTCGATCTCTTCGACGGTCATCGACGCCTCCCGAACCATGAGTTGTTGCCCGCGCGCCGCGGCGCATAGGGCGATGATGCCAATGGCGCTGCCGCTGGAACTGCAGACGCCTCTTCCGCTGCCGGGACGATGACCGAAGCGACAGGAGCGTCATCCCGCCCCTGCTGCAGATCCTGCCAGAACCGATCGCCTTTGCGGTCAGCGCCTAGATCGCTCAGCGCGCCCGGGCATAGGCCTCGCAGTCCAGCGCCTCGTTGCGCTCCCGCAGCTTGCGCCACTCCTGCCGTGCATACCCGGCCTTGGTCCGGACCGTGACCAGTTCCTCGGCCACGAGCTGTTGGCAGACCTCGGCATCAGCCCAGGTCGGCAAATGCACCCAGCCCGGCGGGAAGCCTTCCCCCGTCCGCGCCAGCCGCACCCGGCCGTAGAACTCGCCCTTCCAGTGCCCCGAGTTGACCGTCCAGAGCCGCAGCGCGCGCCGCAGCTTCCGTGCCCCGTCCTGCGCGTCCACATAGGACGGCTGCGAGACGGCCCGGCTGCTGTCGCTACCACCCTTCACCGGCATTAGGCGCTGAGGATGCCCCAGGCGCCTCAGATGGCCGTACACGGCCGCCGTGTCCCGGCCGCCGGTATCCACCGCCAGGCGGGCAATCGCCACGTCGGGCCCGCCGTCAGCGGCCGGAAACTGCCGCTCCAGCAGGCCCTGCACTCCGGCCCAGGTCTCCCACACCGCAGGCGAACCGTAGAATACCTCTCTCGCCACCAGCCAGCGCTCGAAGCCCGGGCCCCAGGCCCAGACGTAGACTTCGATGCGGTCGCCCTGGCAGTCGGCACCGGCCGTGAGGATCAATGCGCCCTTCGGCACTTCCCCCTCAGCGAAGTCCTCGCGCCGCTCCAGCAGCCGCTCGTATTCCGGCGCCTCGCCCTTCTCCCGCCAAGTCTCGCCGAGCGACGTGTTGACGAAGACCTGCAACAACTCCGGCGTCTTGGCCGCCAGGAACTCGCTCACCGTCTCGCCGATCGTGCGCCAGGGCGAGTAGAGGACCGAGATGTGAAAGCCCGCCACGGCCGCCCCTGGCCGCTCTGCGCGCCATCCGCCGCCCCGGGCCTTTGCCGTGGCAACCGCCTCCCAGCGTTCGGCGTCTGTCCATTCCGCACCGCAGAACTCGCAGTGGTAGGCAGCCGAGGCAATCTTCTCTTCATCGGTGAGAAGGGCATTGTTCCATTTGACCTGATCCCACCGCAGAACCTGCGGTTCTGCGCAGTGCGGACAGGGAACCCAGTACTTCCGACGGTCAGACCGCTCGTATTCCTGTTCGATCCGCGACCGGCCCGCCGTCTTGGGGCTGGAGACGATCAGGATCTTGCGGTTCCAGAAGTTCTGCGTCCGCTTGATGCCCTGGGCAATGGGGTCGCCCTCGCCACCAGCATTCGCGCCGTAGCGGTCCACCTCATCGAAGCAGACAATGCGGATATTCTTCGCCGCCAAGCCGGTCGGGGCGTTGGCGCCCACGATGTAGAGCCGGCCGCCTGGAAAAACCTTGTGCAGCGTCGTGTTCTGGCTGTCCCGGCTCCGTGCCGGCGCGATCTTGCTCCGCAGGCTCGGGCTGTCCCGCAGCATCGGGGCCAGTTTGTCCCGCGACCATTCCTCGGCCGCCGTCTCGGTCGGGTAGACAATCAGGATCGGCGCCGGGTCCTGGCCAATGTGGAAGCCGGAGAGGTTGTTGATCACCTCCGTCTTGCCCACGCGGGCCGAGGCCATGAACACCACCCGCTCAACCCGGGGGTCGCCGATGGTGTCCATCACCTCCCGCAGGTATTCCGCGCGCGCCGTGCTCCACCGGCCAGGCTCCGCGCTCGTCTCCGCAGACAGGTAGCGATAGGTGTCCGCCCACTGGCTCAGCGTCAGCCTAGGCGGGGGTGCCAGCCTCCTCAGCGTCCGCGTCATCAGCCGCGCCGCGACCGGCCCGGCGGCGAGCGCGATCTTTGATGGTGGAGACGGCTTCTGTTGCGGCAAGGTCGCCGCAGGCGTCATGTGCCAGCTCCGTCAGCTTGTCCTGGATCGCCAGCACCGTCTTTGCACCCAGCAGCAGCGGCGCGGCGCGCGAAGGAAGCGCCAGAACCTTGCCGCGCACCGCGTCGAAGATCGTCCCAACCACAGCCTCCATTTCTGGGGCCGGGATGAGTTCTGCCCGGAGCTGAGCGTTGATCAGTTCCAACTTGTCACCGCGCAGCCGGCTCTCGCGGGCGCGGTTCTTGTCGAGGTCTTCGGCGGCGTCAGAGCCACCGGCCGCAGCCTTGCCTGCTGCAGGGCGAATGTGGGCGCAGTAGGCCTGAACCGCGGCGCCGAGCCGGTATTGTCCGCCAGGCTCGCCGGGAATGGTGCCATCGTCGCGAAGCTCGCGGATGCGACGTTCGGAGAGGCCAAGGATCTGGCCCAAGACTGACGCCGGGACCACCGCCTCAATCACCTCGGCGGCGGAACCCCTGGCCATTGTTCACTCCCTAGGAAACTCGTGCGCTCTTGCCACCCGCATACGTTGCAGTCCGGGGAAGGACCCGTGACACACATGTCACACCCGCACCCACTTGCGCCGGACCATCTTCGCAGCTTTCCGTGCAGCCCGTCAGCCCGGTCAGCGATCAGAAGCTCCCAATCGGGCTCCTCGACATCCATCCCAGGCCCTGCGATCACATCGAGTGCCATGTGCCGATCAGCCATGGTTCACCCCAACGGCATTGCACACAGCCCGCCAACTCTCATCGCTCAGTTGGCCGGGGCTCAACCGATGGTCGCAGACTTGCGGGAGGCCGGTGAGCCCGTCGATCATCCCCGTTTCACCGCGCACGGTGACGCTGGTAATCTGGGGCAGAAAGACATCGCTCCTTACCATCACGACGGACCGCACAGTGCCATGCTTTGTGCCGCCCCAAGTCGTCGAGTAGGTCACCTGGAGCGAAGGTCCGAGCGTGAGGCCTTGAGCCATTTCCGTTCCAAAACAGGGGAATAGGTCGAAACCCCCCCTTTGATTTTTGCTCCCTGCACAAAGGAAGGCCCCAGTCGGTCCAGACCCCCATCTCGGTCAGGTTTTGATCCCGCCCCCCAGTCAGGTTGGGCCAAGGATCGCCTCATCGAGGCGCTGAGGGCTGTCTGCGGTTCCAGGGGTGGGTCGGATCGAGTGGCCGTCCAGAGGCGTCAAAGCCCCGCACAGCGAGCCTGCCGCCGTTGCGTCGCTGCCCGTTGGCCAGCTCCTTCACGCTCCGGTCGTGGGGGCCGCAGAGGGTGCGCAGGTTGGCCAGGGTGTCATGCTGCGTCAGACCCACCGCGCCACGAGGCCGGGCCTTCACATGGTCGCAGGTCAGTTCCTGCGTCGGCGTCCGGCAGCCCAGCACCACGCAGCGGAAGCCGTCACGCCGGAAGCACTGTTCCCGCAGAGCCAGCCACTCGGGCGAGCCATAGAAAGGATCGCGCACCTTTGGCATTCTCGCGCTTTACCTGCTCTGTTGCTCGCGGCGGGATGGAAGCGAAGGGTAAGGAATGCCTCACAACAGCAGTGCAAGGGTCGTGCTCGCAGTCTTCGGCTCGACAGGGACGGAACCGGGGACCGCGCTCACAATCAACGAAGCACGGCCCATTGCGCGCCGCATGGGGGTGGCACAAAGGACGCTCATCGATGGCGCCATAGCAGGAACCAACCTGGGCTGGTTCAAGCTGGGGGGCACCAGCGAAACCCTGATCCTTACTGCTGCCGGCGCTGCCGAGCTGCGGAAAGGTCCAAGCCCGTCCTAGAGGCTGCCAGTCTCCAGATACGACAAAGCCCCAGAAGCGTGGGCTCCTAGGGCTTCTAATCTGCTCAGCCCAAAATCTGGGCGCGCGAAAGGCCCGCCAGATTTACGCTCTCGCCTGAGTGTTTGCAAGGGCTATTCGCTGCTTCTTTGCTTGGCTCGGGGTCAGGTCCACATCGACGTGTCGGCGGCGCCTGACATCTGCCATGGCTGCCTCCAAGGCAGACTTGGCTGCAGACAGATTGCCCTCCACCCACTCATCCTCTCCGATTGCCTTGCCAAGTAGGCGGAGCGCTTCGGTCTCCACTTCCTTGGCGGCCTCCGGAACTACTGGAACGACATGCAGCATAACCACCCGCAGTGTGTTCGCCCGCTGCTGCAGGTTTGTCGTCATTCCTATCTTCAAGGCGCCGTCGCGCCCTAGGGCGATGTAGACCCACGCCCTCTCCCTCTGCTCCGGAAGGTGCCCACGGGTAGTGAGCGGGCGCGGCTTAGGGGCGGAGACCCGACGCGGTTGCTTCAGGCGTGCCGGATCGAAGACAAAGTTCCTCAACCCGTTCTCAGGATAGTCCGGACGGTAGTCGTCGCCCTCCAGGAACTCCTGGCTCATCTCAGGCTCACTCATTTGAGCCTCCATTCGTCGGCCAGCCAGCCCAGGGCCTCGCGGGTCAGATGGGTAGCGCCCAGTGGCACAGCCTCGCCATGGACGGCTTGCCTCAGCCAGTAGGCATGGCGCTCACTGCATCGCCGCCTCACGTCATCCATGGCACGCTGGTACTCACGGTATGCCTTGACGGCCGCTTCCACCTGCTCCTGCGTGTAGATGTCCTCACCCGCTGGGGTGTAGGGCTTGCACACTTCGGACGGGTAGCCCTGCGGCTGAACGCGCTCGATCTTAGCCTCATCCCAAAGCCGGCGGAGCTTGCGCATGGCTGCCTGCTGACGGCCAGACCAGCCGCCAGGGTCGGCAGACGAAGCCTGTAGAGGGCGTGGCTCCCCACTCGGCCGAGTGATGGCCCCTGCGGTGTCGTGGGCATAAGCCGTGGCCAGATACCGATCCCGGTCACTGTCGGTGGTCACATGCGCCCGGCTCTGCATCGTCGTGCCCACGGGCAGCGTGAGGCTGTGTCGGCTCATGCTGATTTCCTCATCTGTATATACGATTTAACTTGCGTCGCGCTGCGTTCGTGTATATACAAATAGCCATGCGCTACTCCTTCGACCCCGCCAAGGCCGCCTCCAACCTCACCAAGCACGGCGTGGCCTTCGAGGCGGTGGAGGGTTTCGAGTGGGAGTGGGCGCTGGTGATCGCTGACGTGCGGTTCGACTACGCTGAGCCCCGCATGCTGGCCCTGGCGCCGATTGGGGACAGGCTGCATGCGCTGGTGTTCTCCGTGGAGCGCCGCGCCGTTCGGGCGATCAGCCTGCGGATCGCGAGCAAGAAGGAGAACAGGCTCTATGAAGCGGAAGCTTAGGATGCCGACTGACGCCGAAGAGGCCGCCATCCAGCAGGGCATCGCGGCTGATCCGGAGAACCCGGAGTGGTCGGAGGAGGACTTCGCCCGAGCACGGCCAGCCGTCGAGGTGCTGGGGCAGGAGATGGTTGACGCGCTGGCGCGACGGCGCGGGCGGCAGAAGGCGCCGGTGAAGGAAGCGGTATCGCTGCGCCTCGATGCGGACGTGGTGCGAGCCTTGCGTGACAGCGGCCCTGGCTGGCAGAGCCGCGTCAACGACACGCTGCGGAAGGCGGTGCTGGGCAAGGCGAGCTGAGGAGGGAGCGCCGGCGCCATCACCGCCCCCTCTCCTCATCCTTCGCGGCTCCGGGCTGAGTAGCTCTAATCCGAAGTTTGCGCAGACGCCGGGCCGCCGCTTGCTCGCGCTGGGACCAAGGGGACTGCGATGCCCCTGCCCTGGACTGATCAAAGGGTACAGGATCCCCGCTGGGTCGGGTGACGTAGGAGTTGCCGCCGAGTGCTGCGGCCGTCTCCATGATCCTGTCCCGGTCTGCTTCGCTCATGCACCAGGGCTGAGGTCCGGTGCCGACGCGGATGCTGCCGGCATACTCAGTGACATGGGCCACGCCTTTCCGGGTGACATTCATGCAAGCGCTCCTACCTCACGGAGACGCTTGGTTTCTGCCTTCACTGCGGTGGCCGCTGCCTCAGCCAGGTTCACCCAATGGGTTCCGTCCGCATCCATCTTGACCAGCAGACCCATTGCCCAGGCAGCGATGAGGAAGCTTCCCTCGCCCACATAGTAATCCTGCCCCGGGGCCAGGTTCTGGAAGTACCGCTCAGCTACGTGCTTCCAGCCATAGGTGGAGCGCCGCTTGTTCACGCCCTTGATGCGGGGCGCTTGGTCAATGAAGCGGGCCGCGCGTAGCACCTGAGCCACGCCCCATTCACCTGTCATCTCCGCCCGCCGCTCAGCCAGCCGTTCCGGCCCGCTTCGCCGCATGTCGTAGCCGTTCCAGTGGCCGCCCCAGTGCAGGTGCACATCCTGAGCGCGATACATCTCAATGACGGAGACCGCGTTCTGCTCGATCTCGGCCAGGGTCAGCACCTTCATTAGCCGGCACTCCAGAAGGGCTTCTTGCTGTTGGATGGCTCACCCGGGACCATGGCCCGGGCCCAGGCGCATTCACGGATCTGGGCGAAGGCTGCGATCGCCTGCTCCATGACCTTGCTGTCAGCGCATCCATAGAAGACGACGATCTCGGAGAAGACCCACTCCGGGGTCATGGTGCGCTCGCCCTTCTTCAGCCAGTCGGTGAAGCAGGCCCCGTGCTTGTACTGAGGCTTGCGCCATTCAGCCGGGACGCCAGTGTGCATCCATTCCTTGTCTCGGCCGTCCCGGATGACGAACATGTCCGTCACTCGCCTCGCCTCATTCAGGTTCCAGCCGATGAGCGCTTTGGCTGCGGGGATGAGGTCAGTCACGGATAGCCTCCACGGCGCTGGTGAGGCTGGACAGGGTCTCGTTGATGATGCGGAGCTGCCCGCCGACGAACTCCACCGTGCCGTCTGGACGGGCCAAATCCCGCATGTGCTGCGCCACCTCTTCCTGTGCCTGGGCAAGCTTGAGGATCGCATAGGCAATAGCGAAGTGGCCGTCCACTGTCGCCCGGTTGGCGATGATCTCTTCCAACGCGTTCTGCATGCTCACTCCTCCCCCGTTGCAATGCTTGGGGTGTCATGGAAACCAGGGCTGGAAAGCCGGCCCGTGCGGACATCGAGCTTCAGTCGGGCCTTCTGATACCGCTGGCCGAAGGCTTCGTAGCGAGCCTTCCAACAGTGCACTTCAGGGAAGCCCTCATCCCGGCGATAAACCGTGACGCCGAGGTCCGCCTTGTTGAACCAGTTGGCGCCGCCGTTGATGTCGTAGCCATCGGCCACAGGATAGCTGCCGGTCTTCGGGTCCTTCTGCAGCTTGGTCGGGTGGGCCGCGATGATGATCCCCATCCCTTCCGCCCTGCCCCAGGCCTTGAGCTTCCTCAGCCAGCGGCCGGTGTACTGTGTCTCGCTCTCTTGCCGCGTGAACTGGTGCTCGAACTCGTTCCAGGGGTCGAGAACCAGCAGGCTGCGAGGATACCTGCGCTTTGCCTCCTCGGCCCTTGCCAGAACCCAATCGAGGGTCATCTCGACGTCCGGATTGTCGGACCATAGGAACGAGATGCGACGGGCGATCCATTCCTCAGCCTTCTGCAGAATGTCCTTGGGGACGTAGCCACCGGCCTCCCGCATTGGTCGCCCGAGGAAGACGGACGCAACACGCAAGGCCAGCGTCTCAGGCCGGTTGTCCTCCGGGCTGCACCAGACGATGCCGATGTCGTGCTTGGCCGCCGTATAGGTCAGCCAGGTCCGCAGCAGGCTCGACTTGCCATGGCTGGGCACGCCGGTGACGATCGTGAGCCAACCACCGCCTGCCGGGATCTTCGCGATCTCATCCAGATTGGCGATGCCGCTGACCATGCCGGTCGGCTCCCGGCCGGTGTGCAGGAACGCATGCAGCGCACCCGGCTTCAGATCGAAGATGCCCTCCAGCGGCCAGGGCTCCGCAGCCTCAATGGCAGCCCGCACTACCTCGGCACCGTGGTGCATGAGGACATCGTTGGCGTCTTTGCAGCCGTCCGGCCAAGTCACGCGCCAGCACCGGGCGCGGCCCAGGCGACGAGCCAGTTCCTCCGCGAGGTAGCCGCCCGGCACGTCGGCGTCCGTCGCGATGACGAACCGCTTCACCTCGGCCAGCACGTCGCCGCAGTTCTCCAGGGGGTCGAAGCGCTGGTCATCCTGCCGCTTGGGATCATCCTCGCTTAGCAGCTTGTTCGGCGAGCCATCGGGCAGGCTGACCACCTGGCGGAGCCCGGCTTCCCAGCAGGCCATCACGTCCATCTCACCCTCAACCAGGACCACCACGTCCGGGGTCTCGATCGCGTCGGCGTTGAACAGCGTGCGCAGGCTGTCGCGGTCCTGCATGAACTGCTTCCGGCAGGAGCGGAACTTCCGGTTCACCACCTCGCCGCGCCAACGGTAGGGGAACACGGCCGTTTCAGCCGGGGACCAGATCAGTTCACCCTCTCCGTCCTTCACGGGCTTGCCGTCCTCGTCCAGTTCCGGCCACCGCTTGGTGGTGCCGTACACGCCGAAGGCCGCCACGGTCTCCTCGCTGATCCCCCGCCGGGCGAAGAAGCCCAGCAGAGCCTCGTCACGCCGCTGCATCTCCGGCGGGTCCAGGACCGGCGCCACCGCCGGCGCGCGCTCGCGGCGGAGGAGGGGTTGGTCGAGAACCTGCGCCGCGCCCCGGCCATCGCTGATCCTGCCGCATCCGGGGACGATGCTGGAGCCCGGGCACTTGCCGCGGAAGCAGTGCCAGGTCGCGCCCAGCCCATCCGCATCGACCTTCACCGACAAGCTGGTTTCCTTGTCGCCGCACGCCGGGCAGACGACCTTCGCGTCCCGGCCAGCCACCAGCCGGGCCCGCCCCGCGCGGATGCCGGCCTCGGCGAAGATGTCCGCCAGGGTGTCGCCGACGACCAGGCGCTTCCCTTCGATGCGCTTGGCCATCAGTGATACCCTCCGACGCCGTTCAGCGCCGGCGCATCCGCCGGGTCATGGTCGAGCAGCAACGCCTGCTCCCAGTCGATCCCCCAAAGCTCCCCCTTCTCATCGCGGGTCTTCGGGCTGAGGAGCCAGTCCAGCGAGGCAGCCCAGCCGCGCTCGTTCTCGCCCCGGTGGTGCGGTGAGGCAGCGCAGGCGCGGAACAGGTCGCGCAGGGCGCCGACGCCGCCGTGGGACTTTTCCAGCGCCTTGGCGATCAGCTCCGGCCGGCCCTTCTTCCGCAGCCCATCGGCGCGCGGCATCTTGCCCTGGACGCTGTCGTTCCAGGCATCCAAGACCGCCAGCATCGTCTCCTCGTCCGGGGCTGACTTGCGGGCCCGGCGGCGCGCCGATGCAGCTGCAGGCAGAACCGCCACCGAGGCGGGAGGCTGGAACAGATCATCGCCAGCCCCTCCCCCGCTTGCGGGGGGTAAGGGGGGAGAGACTTCTGAACGAAGTGAAGAAGTCTCTTCTTCCTTCTTCCTCCCTCCTCCTATCTGCGGAGGAATTTCCCCACTGGTTCCGAACTGGTTCCCCACCGGTACGGAACCACTACCACCTTCATCATCAGTGAGTTCGGAACCAGTTCCGACCGGGCGCACGTACAGCCGCAGATCGTTCGGAAGCGGATGCACGTATTTGGGCTTCTTAGGGCGCTGGAACTTGCAGAAGTTCCGAATAGCTCCGTACTGACGGCCGCCTGAAGTGAACAGCCGGACCATGTTCAGGCGCTCCAGGTGGGGAAGCAGTTCCCCAACTCCGGCCGTCACAGCGGGCAGGTACCGCGCCTTGAGGGTGAGAGGCTTCACCTCGAACACCCCATTGTCGTCGGCCTCCATGAGCAGGCCGAGCCACAGCGGGATCGCCAGCGGGGCGTCGATGGTCAGCTGCATGAACGCTTCGTCGGTATGCAGGCCGGGGTGAATGCTGCGGATGCGCGCCATGTCAGTGCACTTTCCGCTGGGCAATGACGGCATCGACCATTTCTTCCGCCTGCTGGCGGCTAATGCCGAACTGCCCCATAGCCATCTCGACGAAGATCTCGCGCGGGAACTCGACACCACGGAGGTCGCAATCAGGCGGCGTCATGGGCTCAGGCAGCTTGCTCACTGATCACCCCCATCACGGCCCTTACGGGCCTGCTCCAGGCACCACTGCCCAGCGTCAATCAGGCGTTCGCCCGTCCAGACCAGGACGTCCGAAGCCTTCCGCCACATCCACCGCATGGACTTTTTCCCTGGCTTCGAGCGCGGCCAGCTCGGCGCGGAGGCGCGCGGCTCGCTCGCGGATGAGATGAATTCGCGCCAGCCGAAGGGCATCTGCTTCCTCGGCTGGTATGAGGCGGGCCTGGCGGTACCAATGACCGCGGGCCCGCGCGTAGCTGAGGCCGAGAGCGCGTGCGGCACGACCGATGGCCGCCTTGACGCTCTCGCCTGGCACGGCAGGCTCGGCGGCCTCCCGCACGATCTGCTGTGCTTCCTCAGGAACAGTGCACGACATCACGGCCCCCTCGGACGGATTGTCCGAGCTTGGAACTCGATTGGTGGACACCTCGAACAGCTCCTCTGTCAGGGTTGCTCTCGCCAGAGACGACAACCTGTTGGGCAGAGGAGTGAGGAATGGAGATAACCGCCGGCGTCAGCGAGGACGGGCGGCAGGCGCGGATCCAACTGGGCTGGTCTGAGGTTGCGACCCTCGGGCCAGTCGAGATGGAAGCCACGATCTGGAACCTGGTGGCGGCGCGTGCGGCCATGCAGCCACCGCGCCGCCCAACCTGCTTCGCCTCCATGCGGATTGTCTTGGGAGACGGCCTGCACGCCGAGAACGACGTGAACGGCAAGCTGTTGGCCGTGCACCATCCGGGGCTGGGCTGGGTCGGCGTCACGGTCAGCAAGGAGGACGAGACGCTCATCACGAACGCCTTCACCACGCCGCCGGCGTCACCCATCATCTGGTGGCCGCGAGACAAGCCGCAGGATGAGCCGCCATTGGGGAGGTAGGCGCCACAGCCAGGTTGCCGATGAACCACTCCGTTGCCGGAATGGTCCGTCGGCTTCACCATGGGGGTGCCACCTAACCCATGGAGACCTGAATGGCTGAGAAGGTAATCGTTCCGGTAAAGACCGACAGCGGATCGCCTGAGCGTGTGGCTTATGATCTGTTCCGTGACTTCGTGAACGCAGGACTGCTCGTGACAGACGGTGACCGCGTGCGGAATGCCCTTGATCTGTATGCCCGCTGCCTGCGCGCAACGAGGGGGTACCGCCCCGTGGACGATTGATCGGTGGTGGCCGGCGCCCTCTCCGGAACGGCGCCGGCCATGACGAAATTCATGGCAAGTGAGGCCACGGACGGCGCGACGGGATTGGAGGCTTAGCATCACGCCGCCCTCCCCTCTGATGTGACACTCTGTGTTGTCACCTGGTTGGGCTTGGGCAGGTCGAAGAAGTCCGTCGGCGATAGGAGGATGGGAGGACGCATTCGCTCTCCCGCTGCAATTATTTCGGGGATGCGCCTGGCAGGCACAACGCCAGTAGAAGCCCAGCCCCAAACGGTAGATTGCTTAAGACCAAGCACCCGCGCCAGGGCCGATTGACCGCCAAATGCGGTTATAACGCGGTGGGACGGCTTCGAATAATCGCTCATTGCGGTTGTCGACCTACCGCAAATTCCCGTTGGAGGTCAACCGCATTCTTCGATAGGTGCTAGGTCATGAAGAGCCCTACCAGACGTAAGGATCCAGGAGAGGCTGAGCGTCCAGTTTGGGCGAAGAAGCTGATCGAGCTACGCCAACGGCAAGGCCTCTCTCAGGCCGCATTAGCGGTAGAGGCTGGCCTGTCCCAGTCAGCTATAGCCGACTATGAGAGAGGGAGATCCACGCCCAATATCAGAATGATGAACCGGCTGGCCAGTGCCTTGAAGGTATCCGTTACCGAGTTCGTAGACACGGACCACCTACATCAGCGCAAAGTACTAAGTGACGATGATGCTTTAGTCGGGAATAGAATACAGGAACCTGTCAACGTTTCTTATACAGACAGCACTGAATATGATCCTTACTTCATGACTATGCACAGGAAGATAGCCGAGATTGCTAAAGAGAGCAAAATTGCGGCATGGAACAGAAGCTCAATGATTGTGTTCCTCACTCGCCAAGCCTGGGCAAAAGTGATGACGGAAGATCAAACTAAGTCTATCGATGACAGAGTGGCTAAGGCACTGATCGACATCCAACGCTTCTACGACATCCTGAAAGCTGCCCCATTTATGGGACCAGATCCGACCGACTAACGCTTTTAGCGGTTGTCATAACCGCTTTTTGCGGTAAAACTGCCTCCGTACCCCACGGAGGCACTTACCGTGCATTCGCTCCCCAACACTCCCGACCTGCTTGTCGCGGCCGACATCGCCGCGGCGCAGGGTCCGGCGCCCGCCCTGTCCATCGTCATCCATGGCGGTGATGCTCGCATCCTCGACACCGACTTGGCTAAGCGACTTGGCTTCGGCCTTCCTCGTGAAATCCGTCGGCTGATAGCGCGTCACGGTGACACGCTATCCAAGATGGGCCCGCTCCCCCAGGTGGAGGAGGTTGTCGGCAAGGGGCAGAAGGCCAACGCCTACTATCTGAACCGCAAGCAGGCGATCTTCATCACCGCGAAGTCCGAGACGCCGCGCGCGACGGACATCACCATTGAGATCGTTGAGCGCTTCGACGCCTATGAGCGCGGCGGCGCTGCCGGTGTTCGGACGCTGGCTCGGCCCACTGCGGTCAAGGAAGTCGCCGCCACCTTCCGCGCCTACCACGGCATTGCCCGCCTGGCCGGCCTCGACCGCAACCAGGCATCCCTGTCTGCCGGCCGGGCCACCAAGGCTGTCACCGGCGTGGACCCGCTGGAAGCCCTGGCCATCAAGCACCTTGTCGCACCCCAGCAGGAGGCGGCGCTGACGCCCTCCGACCTGGGCGCGCGCCTCGGCGGCAAGTCCGCTGTCGCGGTCAACAAGATCCTCGCCCAACGTGGTCTGCAAACCAGCCATCGAGCCGCTAAGGGCCAGCAATACTGGCAGCCGACCGCCGCGGGTGAACCGCACGCGGTGTGGCTCGATACCGGCAAGCGCCACAGCGATGGCACCCCCGTTCGGCAGCTCAAGTGGGCTGCCTCCATCCTCCCCCTCATCGAAGGAGGCGCTTCGTGATCTCCGCTCCCTTTTCTGCCCACCCGGCGGTTTCGCGCTGCCTGACCCGCGCTGTCGAGGCCGCCGATCGCGGTGACCGGCTTGAGGCGCAGTACTGGCAGTCCGCTGCCGCTGCGGCGCACCGCCGCGCAGCTGTGCCAAGCCCTGTCCGTCCCGGCATTCTCACCCGGCTCGTGCGGCGGTTTACAAAACCGCTGGCTGGCCCTGTTGGTAAGGAGCGCCTCGCATGAGCACGCGCACCAAGCCGAACACCGAGACCTTCACCGCCCCAAAGGCAGTGGCTGCAATCGCGGCGAAGGTTGCCAAGCCCGCCCGCCGCAAGACCAGCGCCAAGGCGGCAGAAGACCCTGACGCGTGGATCGAAGGCCTGGTTAACGACCACATTGCCAACATCGAGGCATTGAACCTCGGGCCAGATGAAGGCCCTGAAGCCGATGCTCTCTGGGCGCAGTACGAGGGCACACGCGACGCCATCGGCCACGCCAAGCCGGTCGGCATTCGCGGGTTGCAGGCCAAGGCACGCGCAGCCAAGCGCGAGGCCTGGACCCCGAAAGGCGAGAAGCCGGCGAACACCCCGGCTGCGGATTATGCCTGGGAGTTGGTCAACGCCATCCTGCGCCTTGGCCCCGGGCTGGATCTTACCGGGGCGGACAACGAATTGATCGCCGACCACGAAGCCCTGGATGCGCTGGAGCGGCAGTGGTTTGCCCTGTTCGACACGATTGAGAATGACAGGGAACGCGACGCAGCGGCGGCACCGATCAGAGCGGCACAGGAGCCGATCATGGACCGCCTGGCGCGGCGCCGGGCCACGACTGCTGCCGGCCTAGCTGCCCGTCTCCGCTCCCTCCTCGTGATGGAGCCTGAGAACGACTACGACGCGAACGCCAACAGTTCTGGCGCCGATGCGGACGAGCGCCTGGAAAGCATGATCCTCCGCGACTTGAGCGATCTGCTAGGCGTTCCGACGAAGGGGCCGCTGGCGCAGCAAGAGGCGGCCTCGAAGGCGGCAGGGGCCACCTGATGGAACACATCAGCGCCCCCATCGTCCGGGTCGTGGCGAACACTATGCAGAAGATGGTGGAGGCAAAGAAAGCCCCGCCTCCCTACCCGCACCCACCGCGTCACCCGTCACAGGAGCGCCGGTCGTGATCGCAAAGAAGAAGTACCAGGGCTTCCGCATTCCGTCGGATGCGGCCGAAGCGGCGGCAGCCCTGACATTCGACGAGGCACGGCGTGATCCGGCCGGATCAGGGGGCTCTGACGAACGCGCACTCCTTCGGGTTCAGGTTTATGAACAGATAGCTCGCAGCTCGCCGGTGCAGCGGACGTCCCTGACGCTCGCCAGCTCAACCTGGTCAAGGCCGGCCTCTGCGATGAAGGTGGAGAGGATATCTTCGGCACTGTCTTGCAGTGAGCCGGCTGGGAAGTTGGCCACCACCAGTGCCATCACTCGTAATCCCCAGAGGCGTGTGATGGCGTCACCCTCGGCAATGACATCACTCACCAGATCCAAAGCAAGCTCACACGTTTCTAGTTTTACCCGTTCCGCCCCATGCGTCATGGCTATGCTCTCGACGTTCTCACCAAGTGGTAGTTCCGGCAACCGCCACACGCACAGGTGGAAAAATGTAAAGATTTGCAAAGCGAGACCGGGACAGTTACGGGCCTTGAGCAATACCGCCCAGGCCGGGGAGTGCGCAGCATGAAGGCCTGCAGCAATCCGGCAAATCGCGCAGCCGCGGAGGACATGATCGAGCTCCTGACCCAACGGCTCGACGCCATGGACGGCGATCCGCACCTGGAACTGGATCAGGATGGGGAGTTAGAGGATGCCGAAGAGAGCCAGCAGGCGCCGACGCTCGCTCACTATCACGCCACCGATCGGCGGATCAGGAAGGCGGCATGAAGGGCGCCACCATCCTCCAAAATCCTCAGAACTGCTTTCGCAAACTCGGCTCAGCTTGTTCGTTCAAGCTTAGGCGTTTCATGCCGGCTTTTAAACCGCCCCGCCGGAACCTCCGGATGACGTCCATTTCGTCATGCTCGAGGTCGCAGCGAGCGATTGCAGCAGCAAGTCGATCCTCAGCCGCATCCTGGGCGTCTCCAGGTGGGTATCGCGCGACAATGACAGCCATCAGGCATAAGGAGGTGAAGCGGGTGCTGGGTGGCGATGTATGGAAGCCTCGTTCCGTCACCGACAGAGCCAAGTCCAGTTCGGCTTCGGACATCAGCCCGCCCCTCAATCCCATCGACCCACCCCCTTATGCTTCGTTAAGAGCGCGAGCCGACGGCAGCGGCGCGCGTTCATGCTCAGGAAGGTTCAAATCGCGGCCCCCGTGCGTTCCAAACGTGACATTGTCGTGGCATCGCCGGGCGGGGGGTTCAGAAATTTCTGCCTGCTTAGGGCTCGCGCAAGAAGTGAATGGCGATGCAGCCCCGTGAGCCTACCCGCCGCCTCCTCCTGCCGCCGGGCATGGAGCCGCGCTACCTCTCGCGGGAGGAGGCCGCGGCCTACCTAGGCGTGTCGGCCGACACCTTCGACGACGAGGTGGCATCCGGCATGTGGCCGGCGGCCAGGCGCCGCGGCAGCAAGGGCGCTCGCCTGACCTGGGACCGGAAGGTGCTCGACACCTATGCGGACCAGGCCGCCGGCATCCTACCCTCCCCCGCTCCCGAGCCGGAGGCTGCCTTCAGCCCGCCGGCGCCGATCCGAGCCCTGGCGGCCGACGCAAGCCTGCCACCGCCGCTCCACACGCAGCCTAAGCTGACGGCCGAGGCCGCAGCCCTTCGAGGTATTCAGAATGCCCCGCCCCGCAACCGGCCTAAACACCGTCAGCCGACGCCGGCCTGA